CTTTAATCCGGAATGACAGAATTAATCTCTCTGTCTGTATCGGTGCGAATGTGTCCATCGCCAATCCGAACCTGTTCCTGGCTAATCGGTTAGGTCTGCTAAACCTACCTGGTGTGGCCTGGGATCTAATCCCATGGTCATTCGTTGTAAACATGTTCACTAACATGGGCCAGATCGTTAATTCGATGTCGGACTTTGTTGGTGTCAATGTGGTTAACGCCTCTACGACGAGAAGCGCATTCACTACGCGCGAAGATATGTTGTTTGCCGGTTCGAAACCCTTTCAGGAGAAAACAACAGGTTATGCTGAGTCCTCCGTTTGGGAGAAGCGGAAGCTACGGACCGTCGGCGGACTACCAAGTCCTTCCTTCGAGATGAAACTTCCTGAGTTAAACCTTGAGCTTGCCTTAATCGGCATCTCTCTGGTACTTCAGAAGCTCCAGCGAATTAACAAACTCTTTGGCAATAATGCCTTAAACTTTTCCTTTCCAAGTATAGGATAACTCAAAATGCCTTCAGCAGTAACTCCCCTCGTGTTGAACAACGCGGCGGCCGTAGCTAAGAACTTCGTCCTTTATGCTCCCTCGGCTGGTGACAATTCTGTCGCCACGTGGAAGCTTAAGGAAGGAACTATCACTTCGGTCTTCCCCACTGTCACCACTTCTGCCCGCTCCACGGGTAACAATTCGCGCAAAGTGCAGGGTAAGCTTCAGATTCCCTCGTCCTATACGGACTCTGTTACCGGCCTTACCAAGGTCGGGAGCGGATGGGAATTTGACTTCTCTGCTTCGGTGCCGAACGACTTCCCGGAAGCTTTGAAAGCCGACGCGGTCGCATTCGCCAAGAATCTGATCGCACATGCGCTCATCCAAGAGATGATCCGCGACGGCCAACCAGCAACCTGACAGCGAACTTCCGTTTGCTTTCACAGGAGCACTTACATGGACAACCAAGTTGTACGTGTCATCAGTCGCCTAGCGACTGATGTGGGCACACCGCGAGCCTTAGCTGTGAAGCTAATGGTTGAAGCGGGTGAGTGGACTGAGCTTCAAAAGCTCAGGGTAGAGCCTCGGTTCTACACTTGCAGCGAGACGTACTGGAGAGATGCGCTGGTAACAGACATCCTTCGGAAATGCGACTTGCCTAGCAAGGTAGATCGCGAGGCGGCAGCGATCGAGACCTTTCTAGCCTGTGAAAAGGCTTGTCTCGTAACCAATAACAGACTCAGACGATATCTACCTCAGCATCTCCTCCTTGAGGACGCTCTAGATGTCTCCGTCTACGACTTCATTGGTCGTTGGCGTAAAAATGTGAATGACTTATTGGGTAATCTGCCGGACTCCCTAACGCCCCGTTTTAGTGGGGGCGCCACGTTTGCCGACACGGGGTTCTTAAAAACAACTCCGGACAAGATGTCCAGCACTCCAACTATCTACTCTGCGACGGAGTGTCTCTTGCCATTCTGGCATGAGACCTCTTGGTCGCGCTCCCTCGTGGAGTCGCGGCCTTGGCAAAGTAGACCTCGCCCAGTTCGCGGCAATATCTTTTTCACAGTACCCAAGGATGGAACGAAGTTCCGGGGATGTGCGAAAGAAGCGTCTATACCGATATCGCTCCAACTTGATGTTGGGCGGTTGGTGAAAACGCGATTGACGCGCTGGGGAATCGATCTCCACAGGGATCAAAACATTCACCGAATCGCTGCAAAGCGAGCAAGTGAGCGTGATGATCAAGCAACGATCGATATGAGCAATGCTTCCGACACGAATGCTCGTGTCCTCGTGCAGCTCCTTTTGCGAGGAGATTGGTACGAATTGTTCAACTCCCTCCGTGCTACACACACGCGGGTCCAGGGTAAATGGCACAGATTAGAGAAGTTCTCCTCAATGGGGAATGGCTTTACGTTTGAGCTTGAGACTCTGGTATTCGCGGGATTAGCACGAACCGTAATTGCCGATGAAGGGGGTGACCCTGACTCGGTGAGGTGCTATGGGGACGACCTCATAGTACCATCCAGCCACTATAAATCCGTAGTGGCTGGTCTGCGGTTGTTCGGTTTTGAACCGAACCAGAAAAAGACCTTCGCTGAGGGTCCTTTCAGGGAGAGTTGTGGTGGGGACTATTGGAATGGTGTACCCGTGAGGGCTCACTATCTCGAGAATCTCCCAAATGAACCACAACACTGGATATCCTTGGCTAACGGGCTTCGCCGCGTGGCTCGGGCAGACCCTCGTCATCTCCATCGCTGGGATGTCGTTAAGTCTGCTTGGCTTCGCGCTTTGGACCCTATTCCAAGTGATATCCGAAGGTGCCGCGGCCCTGAAACTCTAGGCGACGTCGTTATACACGACGACCCAGAGCGATGGGCGTGGGCTGAACCTCCTAGTACCAGACGTGCTGTTTCTTTCATCGAACGCGATGCCGGCCCTTCACAGGGTGGGCTTCCTCGCAAGAGGACCTACGTGCTCGATGACGGATCTAAGGACGGTTGGGAACAGACGTGGGTTTACGCCTACCTCCCCGTGCCCAGTGTGCTACCATGGCATCACTGGCATCCTTCCGTGCAGCTAGCAAGCTGTACACTCGGCCTACCGGCCACCGGCGTTACCCCTAGGGATAGCGTTAGTGGTTACCGGATCGGGCGGCTCCCCGTAGGGGTGTCGTCCTCATGGCTGCC